TCTTTACAGTCATCGTACTACTAGACACATCATCTGCGGTTGTGTTGACTACTTGAGCAATGCCTAAAGCATCGTTCTGTGTTGTGTTTGAAGCAGTAAGGGTTGTTACAGGTGAACTAGCACCAATACCCAGCGACTCCGCAGAAGCGTCCCAGAAGAACTTTGCGGTTGTGCCCGTGTCTTCGTAGAAGCTGATGTCGCCGTTGTTGGCTATCCGAATTCGTTCGATTGCCGCTGTATCTGGCGCAGAAGACGGACTAGCATATAAACGAATCTGACCGCCAGACGTATAATAATACCCAGCAAGTGTACCTGTTGAGTCATGCTTTGGAGTTGTTCCGTCTACATAAAAATTATAACCACCACCAAAAGCGCCGCTAGTGTCTTTATCTGCAATCCTGTTGTAGGTACTTCCTAAACCAAAATAGTCATCAGTGGTAATTATTCCTGCATTAGTAAGCCCATCAGCCGTGATTGTGCCAGTAACGTCTATGCCTGTGGCTGTGGTGGCTAGTTTAACTGAGTTACTGTGATACAGACTAACCTGACCGTTAGGAGCATCTGCAAAAAAAAGAGTATTTACACCCGTAGAGTTTTTAATTACAAAATCATCAGCTAGTATTTCTAAATTACCTGTTCCGAAGTCATGTATAATACTTTTACTGCCGTTATGATAAATCTGTAGGTCGCTGCCAGCACCGAAGAGGGCCTTATCATTATCTCCAAAGGTCATATCCCCAGAAGATACAAAGCTAGTCCCTGTGATTGTAGTGCCCGTGATAGCCGCCGCAGATGAGCCGCCAATGACTGTGCCGTCTATTGTGCCGCCAGTAATTCCTACGTTTGTTTGTGAAGTAACAAAGTAATTTAAGGAGTTATAGGCGGTAACACCATCTCCTACTTTCATTCGCTCTGTGTCAGTTTCTAGCCCCATTTCACCTTGTGCAAGTACAGGGTTAACACTTGCCCAGTTTGCGGCGGTATCTCTTCTGATTTGAATAGTGTCGGCCATTATGCGCTTCCTCCGTCTACTGACTGCGTTGATAAGTATACAGAGGCAGCACTTCCTCCATCAATAGATACAGCTGTTACATACCCTACAGCAGCATGGTCACCCCAGCCGTAAGCTGTATCCCAGTTTGTGGTGTCTAGCGTAGTATTAACCCAAGAAGAGCCATTGTATGTGAGGTATTGTCCAGTACTAACACTTGTAATTGCTACGCCATCTAACTCACCAAGCTCAGATATGTGCGTAAGCCTTACTAAAATAACACCTTGCGTAGCGTGCGAGCGCAGTACCGCGGCTGCTTGGACAACGTGCCCCGTGCCACTAGGGTTTGTCGAGGTCAAGGCCCCTGCTACAGTAGGGCTGACGTACAATATGGTGCCTTCTGCGTACGCAGATGTGTTTAGCCCGCGAACTTTACCTATTGCGGTGGCATACCCAAATTCGTTGTTAGCGAAGGCTTGTGTGGCGACACCTATGATATAAGTCGGATCAAACCCGATAGACGCCATGTCACACTTTCTAATGAGAACGTGGTCGCCCTGAGCGCCGTCAAACATTACGGCATCGCCGTTAGCTATAGCTTCCGTAGCCTTGGCGTAGAAAACAAACTCTTGCCCTACTTGTAGAGCAACATCTGCACTTAAAGGTACGTCTAACGTACCATCTACATTGTTCCAAGAAACAGGGCCAACCATGCCAGTCAGCGTTACGTCAGAAAACGCAGCTGAATCTCCTGATTCATACTTATCCGTGTTCAGGTTGCTGAAGTTATCATCAACTTCCTGATTGGTTAGCGGTGAACCCTTGACATTACGTAAAGTCAAATCAGCCATGTATGGCTCCTATTCTACCGACGCTGCTTAAGACGCGGTAAGGGTGATGGTCCAAGTAATAACCATCGTGTCGTCCGCACCTTTGTTAACCACAGCAAACGTAGTTCGACATAGCATTGTACCCGTAGCAGCTGCGTTAAAAATACCCGCTTCGCTAACAGCACCCGTACCCTCACCAGCCTCAAACGAAGAAACGTAAGTCACTGTGTTAGCACTGTGCGTAGTGCTGTCTAGAGGCTCCCGCGTGCCTAGGATAGTGCCAAGGTCGGTATCAGTAGCTGTAGGCGTACTGTTGTTAGAGCCAACCGCCATATGTGACATAACGTTGTCAGCGGCATCGGTCATGCGTGAGCAAATAAACGCCAAACCAGCGTTTACGATAAGGTTTTTTTCGTTACGCTCTACTTTAACATTACCGTTCTTGTCTTTTAGAACGATCTTAAGATCACCGCGAAGCTTTAAATTGTCTTTAACCATCATACACCTCAGAAAGTTGTACTGTAACCGACATAATCTTCTGCGAAATAGAAGGGATTGTCTACATAATCCTGTCTATATAGTGATCCAGAGTCGGTTACGGAAGCTGAGTCACTGTTACCTGTACTAAAGGATTTTACATTACTTTCAGATACATATCCATTATCTGTACGGTTCTTAAAAAAGAACATGTTCTGGTCGTCTTCTATAGACGCTTCGCCATCAATGTCGTCAGTAACATATATGTTACTAACTAGCAGTTTTGTAAGAGCAAGCGCTGTCTCAGTTGTAAAAACAGCCTCGTCGTTAGGTAATTTTCCAAAGGTTAGTTGATTGTTGTCAGTCGCAGACCATGCGTCTTGCAGTCTTTTACCTGAAAAAAAGCTAATAACATCTGTAGTAACTGGTATTTCGCTTAAACCCTTGCCAACACTAAACAGTTGCTGGTCAGAGAACGTCGCGGTTTCACTAAATAACTTTGTGGCATCAAATCTAATCTCGGTTGCCAGAGCACCGAAGTCGGTAACTACCTTGGAAAAACCTATTGTATCTATCTGATCTGCAACAAAAAAATCATCCGCGCGGGGACGGCCTACGTTTTTGGCTGGGCTGTCGCTAAATGTGGCAGTTTCACTAAGGGGTTTACCAAAGTCGTACCTAATCGTAGTTTCAAAGCTAGCCGCGTCACTAAGGTTTTTACCAACAAAAAGTATTTCTTGATCTGTGATAAACCCAAAGTCGAACAGCGATTCCTTTAACAGGAATATGCCGATTTCTATAGTGGTTGGAGTTAAGTTTACATACCTAACGTCATAGGTCGCCGCAGTATATGCAACGTCAAATGTAGGAACTGTGAAACTTACGTTAAATGAAGGGTTTATGTACGACGTCGTGAATGACGCGTCTACCTTATATACGTCTAAGGACGGGTCAGTATTGCCTACCTCGTAGGATAGGCTTACTTTTTGAATCTCAGCGTCCATTAGGCGTCGTGTACCTAATCGAAGTCGTTACGAACTTTAAACTTAACTAGGTCATAAACTGTGTGGATGCCGCCAGTGTCGTAAGTTATTTCTACTTCACCTTCATAGAGGCCGTCTTGTGTAAACGAATCACTAGTAAATGGAAACACTACAGCGCCGTTTTCAGGATCAGACAAAACCCCACTAATTGTAGCGGTTATAGTAGATTCACCTATTTTGCGAATACGTAAACGCGGCGTAGAGTCCGTAAGATTTATCGGAGCCCATGTAGATGAGTCGTTTGCGTCGTAGGTAAGACCTGTTGCCCCAGCATTAGAGTCTTTTAAAACAAAGCGTAGGTCCGGCAGTGTGTCACCGGTCACTAGCTTGATTGTGTCTAAATAAGCCATTGCCTACTCCTAGACTTTAGGGGATACGCCAGTAGTGCCTTGCACCTCAATATTCAGAGCGTTTGCAAAGGCGGCGTAATGGGCCTGCGCACGAGTTGCATTGCCCGCGTATTCACTGTCTTTGCTATAGGCGCGATACAACACATAGTCTAGGATAACGTTGCTATAGATGTCCGGCACATCGATGTTGCCTGATACGTCGTCATAGCTAGACCCAGCAGCTGGCTCTGTGATATTTGTGGGGTAAGCAGAGTACGTAATATCTATTTCAGTGTCCGTAGTAGCTGGTGGGTACACAAAAAATACTTGCGGGTCTCTAGGATCGTAGGTGTAGTGCACTGCGCTGATGCTGCCGGTAAGGGCGTACCAGTTAGGTATTTGCGTGTCTAAAATTTCTCTAGGAACTAGACGCACAGAAGAGTTATTGCTGCCCGCTGCCGAGTTGCGTATAACGTCAATTAACTTCGCCCCATCAGCTGGTAATGCCTGTTTAGCTCCAGCAACACATGTATGCGAAACCGCTTTTACTGTGGCGTCTGGGCGGTAAAGAATTACTTCCCGCTGCCCGTCATTTAGGTAGCGTACCAACTCTTCGACCGGCCATCTTACGGAAGTCGTGTCTTGTAAAATATCCACCGCACGGTGGATCACATCTTGAGCTGCTATAGCCATTATATGCTACCTCTAAACAAAGGGTCTTTGCCTGATACGTGAACCTCCACGTATTCTACCATAATAACTTTCACGCCTTGCATCATCACATGCTTTTAGTCGCTCCATTTCTTTCTGTGCGGCCAAAGCTGGGTTTGAGAAAGGCATGTTAGGCAAAGAAGCGAGGTACGATATAGCCCCCGCCACAATGCCCTCGTACCATCTTTCTACCAAATCGTCCGCTAAAGCTGTCGCGTTCACGGTAGGCGTGAAAGAAGCGTGCACAACAACGGAATAGCTAATATCTGGTACTGGATTTAGGTACAACTCCAACACGGAGTCGACTCTTCTGGTGTAAAATGTAGACGGCTTGCCGTCTTGTTCGGGCAGTTTGTCTGCGTCTTCTTCGAAAACACCAAATATTTTGCGGTCATCAACGGTTACCGACAGTATTCTAGAAACCCGCATCTGGTTGTTTGGGGTCTCAATGTCGTAGTTTGGCAAGCCAGACACGGTAGGGAAGGCATCTAAGGACTCCCGAATCACGTCCGTTTTGTCGCAAAATTTTATAGCAGAATCGAGCAAAGCTTGACGAGCCATAGGCTCCGAACAGCCTACAACAAATGGTAGTACTCTTGGAAACAGCTCGTCAATACCGATCATCGGTCAGCCCTACTCAGAATCTTCTTGCGATTCTACCACTGCTTTAGTTGTTTTGCGAGCCGCGACTTTAGCTTTGGGTTTTTCTTCAGCAGGCTTAGTGACATTGATTTTTGCTGCCAGTTGGTGCCCTTCATCGGTGAGCACATAAGACTCGCCTTCTAACCTAGCTAAGATGACTAATTTGCCGTCGACTGTGGCGCGAAGTTTGTTAGCTAAAAACTCACCGCCCAAATGTTCTTTTAATTCCATCGGGTTCATTACTTACTCCTTAAAGGAAAAGGGGGCCGAAGCCCCCCGGATATTACTGTACTTGTGCTACGACAAGAGCTTCAGGTTTTACAACCTTGCGGCCGTATACAGCCAAACCACGGACGATATCGCCGAAGTCAGTCTGGTTACGGAGAGGCTCAGTTTTGTCGATAGTTGCAGCGAACGAGACAGCTTGGTTAGTACCAGCGATCATAGTACGACGCGCTTCTGCAGTTGCAGATGCACCAGTAGCAGGGTCAGAAAGACCAGCAACAAGCGCCTTGCTAGCAGCACCCTTGGGCAGTAAGTTAGAGACGTATACAGAGAAGCGATCCAACATGCCGATTTTGCCGGTACGAACGATGCTTGACTGGTCGCCAGTAAAATACGCCTGAGCGATGTTAGACTGCATAAGGATCTGACGCTCGTATGGGCTGATGATCAACCAACGGCCATCTTCAGGAACGTTCTGCTCGTCCAGTGCCGCAGACATACGCAGGATAGTGTTCAAAAGAGCCGCAGGAGAAGCAGTTCCGTCGATAGGAGCAGCATCAGTACCGAGGTTGTAAGCAGCAGAAAGCAGACCAGCGGTCGCGCCTTCGTTAGCAGCAGCAGGGCCTTCGGTTACAAAGCTGTTGAAGAACACTTCGTTCTCGATAGCGATTTTCAACTGCTTAGCCGCGTCTTCGGTGAACATGTTCATAAGATCCATGTCAGCCTGATACGCAAGTACGTCGTTTACTTGTACGCCGAAGTATTTACCCTTGTTTACCTGCATATCTTGGAAGATAGGCGTAGGAACTTCGTAGCTCAAGTTCTGACCCACAGTGTAGTCAGAGATGGTGATTGAAGGTGCTAAACGGATACGGATTGTATCGCCTTGGTTCTTCAGCTCACCTTCGTAGTCAGTGTTGGTGATCTCTGACAAGATAGTGTTCTGGTAGAATTTAGCCAAGAGCTTCCCTGACCAAAGGGTAGGGATAAAAGCACCTGAGTAGGAAGGAGTAGTGTCGAAAGCACCACTTCCAGTTACGGGATATACAGCAGCCATGATGGCCTCCTTAAAAACAGATTTGGTTTAATTACGCTGATACACGCCCCTGCATGTACGCAGCATCAATTTCAGCTTCAAGTTTTTTAGCCTCATCCAGTTTGCCAGAACTACCTAACTTCGCAGCTTTTTGGAACATACGCTGGATATCGCTAGTCGTGTATGTTCTTCCTTTCTGCGACGTCGGAGTAGCAGTGCTAGCATTCCGAGTAGGCTGAATCTGACGCTCAAGCTCCTTGTTATGAGTCGTGGATTTCACAGGCTCTTCCGTAGGCGCTATTGATTGCTTAAATAGGTCTACGTAGTATGCGACTGCTTCCGCGTCTCCTGACTGATAAGCTTGCAAGGCAATCGTGCGGCGTGGCCCCCTCAAGACTGGATCTACTCCATCTAGCCAAGCAATCCAGCGTGGATCGGAATCCAACTGCTGAAAATCTGGAACCAGACGGTGAAGTCTAGACTCGAAGTTGGAGGCACTAACTTTGTTATCAGTAGTTCCAAGTAGTTCTCTTAACTCGGAATTTTCTGATCTCATAGCCTCAAGCTTTTGCTCGAACTCCGCAGCAACCTCGCGGGCGACCTTACGCTGAACTTCTATAAGGTCCTCGCCAAAGGTTTGCACGTCTTCATCAGTGACCAACTTCTTCTGTTGTTTCGCTTCCACTTCTTTGGTTTTCTGCATCGACGATTTAAGAGCTTCAAGCTCTTTTGTCAATGTTTTAACTTCAGAGTGTAGCTGTGGAACCTCTTTATCGTACATCCCCTGTAAGGTTTTGTACTTTTGCCTCCACACAGCAGCATCTTCGTCGGTCTGTTTTGGCTTCTCCTCGACTACAGGTTCTTGCGCCTCGGCAACTTTCGTTGTTTCCTCTTCTGGCTGTGCTTCCGTCTGCGGCTGTAATTCAACAACCTCGGCTGTTACGTCGGATACCTCTTTTTCCTCAGCAACAGCTTCTCCAGAAAGCTGCTTTTCCAACTCTTCAACTTCTTTTAACCGTTTTGCGACCTGTCGTGGTATAGCCATACTAAACTCCTTTAAGCTCCAACTCTGTTCTCCGCTCCTTTTCTGGTGTGCGTAAAACGTAATGGTTTGCTAGGATTGCAAAATGCGTCATAGACGCCCCAATACCTCTTGCGATTCTTTTACCGCTTCGAGGAATTCTTTTAAGACACTTGCCTTGCCCTGTAATCGGTACACTGTGACTTGATCGTTGGCCACCAAAAGAGAGTCTTTGACTTCGTTTAGCTTAGCCTCGAACAGGTCTAATAGCGCCTGATTCTCAGGCAACCTACATCGCGATAGCGCTGTAAGTTGTTGTTTTTTAGGCTTATGTCCTATAAACATCGTCATATATACTACTTACTGTGTTGTCGGTCAAGCATTGTTAGGTCTGGGCGAAACAAAGTTGCTCTCTCGCCCTCCTACTTGCGAACCGTCGGGTAACATATTTTTGGGCTGCATCTGCGGCCCTTGTGCTCCACCTTCCTGCGCCATCTGCCCAGTCAACATCGCTAGCTGCTCTTGCAGCTGCTGTATCACCATAGACTGCTGTTGGAGCTGTGAGGCTTTCGGGCGGTCTGGGACTATGCGGTCGGGGTTAGTGTTAAGGTTGCGTGCAGCGTCTCTCAGGAGCTCTGAGGCCCCGTCTAGACCTACAATCTGCTGCGCCATCGGGTTGCTCAGTACAAGCTGCAAGAACTCGTTGCGACGGATGGCTTCCGCCTCTTTAACAACTAAGCTACTCGCACCGCGTGCGCTGATGTGCAGATCACCTACCAAATCTGGGTCGTCGGCATAACGAAGGTTGTCGTGATACAGCCGCTCTACCGCAGGGACAATGATGTTCTTGTCGATGTTGTTGATGACCTGCTTGATGCCCTTACCTGCGTTAGAGATAAGCATAGACAGCCCTGAAGACGTCCTGCTGGCTCCGGGAGTGTGCCCCCCTGTCATGTACTTGGGAATCATCGTATCTTCGTCAGCGCGCTCTGAGAACTTCTCAAACACCGTCATGAGCTCTTGTGCGTTGCTGTTGGGCTGGAAGAAACTCAGTGGAGGTGAGCTGTCGTTGTACTCAGAACTCTTAAACTGCCAAATCTTCCACGGGTGCATGTCTGTGATGTCTTCACCTGTAGGCAAGCGGCTAATGTTCACGCCAACCTGCGGTCCAGACGATATACCCATGTTGTTGGCCATAGCCCGCGCTGTCGCGTTTACCATAGCCTGTGAGTCACGGCAGAGGTCTGCTACGCCTTTTCCGTCCACTGAGCCGGGCTTGGCTTCGTAAGACGTTAAATAATAAGGCTTTCTTCCCAACGGGTCGTAATTAAGCACCGCTCGAATGACTGTGTTGCCGATAAGCCACACTTCGCAGGGGTAGCTCAACGATGGGTCTTCGATATCTTCTTCTGGAATACCCCAGTCAAGGAGCAGTTTGCCAGAGATGCTATCCCACATCTGTAGGGCGTCTACTAAGTCGTCAGTATGCACCGCGTCAGGTAGGTATTTGCCCTCAACTTCCGCTTTCGAAGAGTCCAACCACAGCCACTCGTTGAG